CAGGTATAACCATCTGCACGAAGCAAGAGTCCTTCCGCCCATTCCGGCACTCTCGCCATCTGCTCACATACTGTTTCAAGACTGATACGTGGATCTGCTTCTATAATTACCTCATCATGAACATGCGCCACAATGCTGCAGTATCTTAATGTCTTCATCGCATACATCAAAATATCACGAGAAGTTGCCTGCACGATATTTTCTACAAATTTCGGACCATAGCTTTCCAAATGTTCCCACTTTTTCGTTGCTCCAATGCCTTCATAGGTCACGGATTCTCCGCCAAATTGGTTCTCTCCAATGCAAGGTTTTACATAAGACAATACTCTTCCCGAAGGCAATGTAATAAACAGCATTCCACTCCTACAGGAAATGTGAACCCCATAAGCAGATACGGTTGTTTTTTCTTTAATGGCCTTTTTTACCGCACGATCAATCTCCCACCAAAACTTTACAATACAAGGATTAGAGGCTCTCCATGCTGATACCAGTTCTGGAAGTTCCTCCTCTGACAATCCCATCTCAATAGCACCCATTGATTTTAATGCTCCCACTGAGCCGCCATAACCTAGTGCAAGTTCTGCAATCTTACCTTTCTGGCGCAGATGACCATTCATTCCATGCTTTTCCACGGGAACGCCAAACATCTGGCTTGCCGATGCACAATAGATATCTCCGCCATTTGCAAATACTTCCTTTCTCCAGTTTTCCCCTGCAAACCATGCAATGACTCTAGCTTCAATGGCAGAAAAGTCAGCAACGATAAACTTCTTATTCGCCGGTGGAATAAAGGATGTTCGAATAAGCTGTGATAAGGTATCTGGAATATCATCATACAGCAGACCCATCGCTTCGTAGTTTCCGCTTTGAACCAATCCTCTGGCTTCTGCCAAATCTTCCATATGATTTTGCGGCAAATTCTGTAATTGTACCAGCCTTCCTGCAAACCTTCCTGTACGATTTGCTCCGTAAAACTGAAACATTCCTCTTACTCGTCCATCCTCACAAACGGAATTCTGCATTGCTTGATATTTACGCACGGAAGATTTGGCAAGCTTTTGTCTGAGAGATAGCACCTCTGTCAATTCATCTGACACTTCATCCATCAATGCTGCAACAGCTTTCTTTCCAAGTGTCTCTGTCTCCACGCCATTATCAAAAAGCCATTCCTTCATCTGTGCAACAGAATTAGGATTTTCAAGATTGGTAAGTTCCTGCAGCTCAATCATCAAATGCTCTCTCGATACTTTGTCAATCTCAATGCATTTTTCAACAAACGAAACATCGACCAGAATTCCTCTGTCATTGATTTCCTGATCCAAATGATACTCATCCCAAACAAACTCCGGCACTGGGAACTTCTGCAGCTTCTTTTGTATCTGCATCTCCGTTTCTACATCTCTAACATTGTACACTTTAAATTTCTCCCACTTTTCCATATCATGAGATGGTAAGTTCCTCACTCTGCCGCCATTCGATTTTGTTGGCTTACATGGTGTGCAAAAATAACGAATCAAATCTTTCCCTTCTGTTAATTTCTGCTTTTCCAAACCAAGCACAGCTCCCACACCTTCCAACGATAATGGAAGTCCCATATAGGCTGACCACACCATAGAACATTTCCAAGATGCCGGTACAAGGTATGTTCCTGCTTCGTATCCTAACATTCTGGAAATACAGATACGCTCAAACTGTGCATTAAACGCCCATTTCGTAACAGCTTCATCTTCCAGCGCACTCATTACTTCTTCTGGTATTTTCTCTCCATTTGCGAGATCGACTACTTTTACTTCTCCTCCGTCTACACTATACCCAAACAAGAGGACTTCAAAATCCGGCGATTCTGCATAACGGTAAACACCAGCCTTGGCAGGATTTACAGATGAAAATGTTTCAATATCAATTTCTAAATTCTTCATTGCATTCCTCCAACTAAAAAAGAGGCGATACAGGAATCCCACATACCGCCCATAACATTTACTCGTTATTCTGTTTTGTCTGCTCTTTCTTTTTGCATATTCTTCTTTTCAGGTAATGAATCCCATCTGATACCAAGATGCTAAACGTTCCAATCAAAAATCCCATTGTGCATCCAAAACACACTACCAACATAAAGTTCTGTATTTCTGTCATTGTCGCATCCTCCTTATGCTAAGAAATCATCGTCTGCTACTGTACCGAAATCATCTGCTGCAGATGTCTTTCCGCCAAGAGATTCCCCGTCTCTGATTTTCTGAATATTTCCAAGACCGCAGGCAATCCCCTTATTGCCATTTGAGTTAAATGCATAGAAGTTAAGAGATACTCTTGCATAGCATCCGGAATATACTTCACTTCTATCCAGGATAGGTTTTACTGCACGATCGACAATCTGCGGTGCTGTTGTGCTATTCGCATTGATGAAGTAATGCCTTTTGTAAGCCTCATCGTCACGCTCGATATCACCATCGCGAAGTGGAAGCTTGATTGCAGCCTTATTAGGCTTCTTACCGCCGAATTTTGCAACACCCTTCCTCAATCGCAGCATCGATTGCTTTATTGACTGCATTTACGGTTTCTGTATCGTCCTTTGGAATAAGTACAGATACAGAATACTTTTCAGCTCCCCCATTGATGGAAACAGGCTCCCAACCGTGGAAATAAGAAAGTTTTGTGTTGATACCGGTGATAACTTTTGTTCTGTTCATGTTTGCCATAATACTAATCCTCCATAATTTTATCAAATTCGTTTTCTGCGTTTGTTACGTTCATAGCCGGACGCTTGTCTGTATTTGGTACCAGTATCGGCTTGCCCGGTGGTTTATAAATGAGGTCACCGAGAATTTCCTCAAAAGCAGATTTTCCCATCAGTTTCTGCATCTCTGTCATAGGAATTAACGTTTGACGGTAAATATCTGTGTAACCATGTTCCCTTGCTGCTTCTGCAACCAGAAGTTCATCACGGTACTTGCGATTGGAACGGCCTTCAACTACTTTAAATCCATTCCACTCTTTTCCATGATGAATGGCAGCCTCCGTTGCATAAGCTGTGATTTCATTTGCCCACTTGGTCAGATCTGGCAAAACATCCAGTACTTCTTCAATCTCCGCATCTGTCAGAAGTGGCGGCATCTTAAATTCCAGTCTTGCCAACTTCATTTTTTCCTCTGCTCTTGCTCTGCATTTTACTGATACCTTGCAGAAGGTACACCATTCTCCTGGAAGATACTCACCATCGCCATCGTAGGCCATCTGTGCCTTCGGCTTCAGTTCTTCCTCTGCCCAAACTTTCAGTTCCTCAATCGGAATAGTCCATGTACTGACATTTTCCCTTCTTGGCTAAAAGATAGTCATAGAAACTTCTTTGATATCGTAAAGGGCATCGTAGATTTCTAATGTTCCAAGTGCATATAGCATCATCTAAGGGTTGTGTTCCGCTTCGACAAAGATGCCTTGTCCATATTTGAAATCAATGATATGAAGCTTGTCATCGGAAATGATGATGCAGTCCCCTGTTCCAAATCCCTCCGGCACATAACAGGAAAAATCAAGTTTCTGCTCAATGAGAATCACCGGATCTTTGCAGGACTTTTTTGCTTCTTCGTATTGCTCCATGACAAATTCCGCATAAGCATCGGTGCATTCTTCCATTTCATCTGAGTTGTAATCAGAAACAGGACGCTTGCTTCGCTTCTTTAAGAACTTCTTCAGCTTATGCTCACATAGAGCATGTGCCGCAGTTCCTTCCCTTGCCGCTTCCGATGTGGTGTTTTCAAACTCTAACTCCAGTCTTGCAGATGGTGTGCAGTTCAACCATCTGTGCGAACCAGAAGCGGATAATACTGCATGGCCCAGGTCAGCCTCTCTTGTGCCTTTGGCACAATTCACCTTCTGTTTACTCATTTTCAATCGCCTCCGCATCTTTTAATACTGCTGCAAAGTCTTTTGGATCAATGTCGCTCAGACGGCTTGCTCCGTACTTAGTTACAATCGCTCTAACTTCTGCCGTGTAACCAGCCTGACTTTTGCTTGCTTCGAGCTATCTCGTTTATCTGAAATTTTCTTGTTTCCAAAAACTGGGCCTGTTCCGGACTAATGGAAATTGGTGTGTACTTCATTCCCTCTTCCAGAACTGCTACCTTATTGAAATTGGAGCTGCCGCCAAAAGCGGAAGTCCAACTGTCTCTGCCCCTCTGTGGATCCTTTACGGTTCCCGGATCCTCCAGAATACCGCCCGGCGTGGCACCATTTGCAAAGAACTTGGCACCATACTCTTCGCAGGCAATGGCCATACCAATGGCATTCTTCGCCATGGCAATCGGAGAATATCCTACCAGTCCGTCAAATCC